TAAAATTCATTTCAAATCTCTCCTCTTTATTAATATTATTTTTAATTTATCAAACTTCCCTTAAAATATCTGTTTTATGTGCTTATTTAATTTTTAACCTAGCCTATAGCCCCATTCCATAAATTAAATTTTCATATTTTTAGTAATTTTAACTAATTTAACTATAGTTGCCTTAGAATTATTTTTTCTTAGAAATTTCGTTTTTAATGTTTTAAATCAATCCTAGAGCATTTTATTTATAGTTTTGATTAAATCATCTAAAATTATATTATTTGGTAATCCTTTTGATTTAAGATTTAAATAATATTCCACGTTCTCTTTTATGTGAAATACTGTACATTTTTCACAAGCAAAAACTTCTTTATTATTTCCTTCAGTATCTATGTATTGTAATAAATATCCACCCCATAAAGTATTCTTTATCTTAGAACATTCATCATATAATGGACAATAGCACATTCTACAATCATATTTATTATCTGATATATCAGAATGACAGGGATACCAATAACAATTAGTTCTGAGGTTTAAATTATTAGTATTTGTTTTAATCTTCATATAGAAACTCCTTAGCTTCGTTATAAGTTTCAAATACATAATCTTCGTTTATTAATACATGTTCTTTTAGATAGTTATCATATAAATTAATTATTGGAGGACAAGAGCTAGTAATTCTAACATAGCCCTTGAATACTCCTTCATTAATCTTGAAATTACCATCTATATAATATATATCTTGGTTACTTTCAAACATAATTTATCTCCTATTCACATTTAGTAAATCCACAGTCTACACAACTTATACATCCTCCAGAATGTTCTAATCCATGTCCACACTCAGGGCATTTACCTGTTTTTAAAGCAAAGGCGATATCACCATTATCTTTTTTAAATTTTAATTCTTCATCTGAGAAAATTGATTTATAAGTTTTAATTTGTTTTATTTCTATATTACTAATTGGTTTTATTGTCTCTATAGTTTGATTTGATATTTCTTTTAAAAATGTTTTAATTTCTCTCAATATAGAAGTTCCACAACTATTACCTTGACTTAATTGTATTCCTTTTGCTCTTTGAGTTGAGAAACTATTACATCCACCAACACCCTCAAAAGATTTTTCTATGTTGAATAAGTTGCCTCCCAATCTTAACATTCCACTCATTGCAATAACCATTCCTTGCAGATTACGTTCACAACCCCCAGATCCCGACCTTATTACATACATATCTTGTATGGTTTTTTCAGTATTAGACCATCCAATCATTAATTTTAATTTTCCACAACCTATGTATACTTTTCTTTCGTAGTAAAATGTATCTTTAGCTTTAGGTTTCCATTGACCTCTTTCCAATGTTTCTATTAATTCTTTAGCTTTTTCTTCTTCTGTTTTTTCAGTAATCATTATACCTTGTCTCACTTCGTTTGGTCTAAATATAGTACATCCCTTTATACCGTTTTCCCAACAGAATTCATAAACCTTTTTTACATCTTCAAATGGATATTCAGTGGGAATATTAATAGTTTTACTACATGACATATCTACATGGAATGCTATAGCTTTAAGAACATCTAAATGTGCTTGTACTGGTAAATCCATAGCAGTTACAAATATATCTTCTTTAACAATACAATCTTTATTATTTTTGATTTCATTCCATACTTTGTAAGCATAGTCTTCCATCTTAACTATTTTAATATCATCGTCACTTTGTCCACCTAATTTTACCTTCCTATCATATGATAAGCTAAATATAGGTTCTAAGCCAGAACTTGTATTGCTCCCAAAAGTTAACGACATTGTGCCCGTGGGAGCAATACTCATTATCTTTGAATTTCTGATACCATATTTTAATATATCATCAGCTATATCTATCCATTCATTATCTTTTTCCATATGTTTTTGAATATATCCACTTTCAATATATTTTTCTCTATCTAAAAATGGGAAACCCCCTTTTTCTTTGGCTAACTGAACACTTGACTTAAATGCTTCTTTTGATATGAAGTTCATTATTTCATCAATAACTTCTAATGATTCTTTACTTCCATAAACCATATTCAACATACATAAAGCATCTCCAAGTCCTGTAATTCCAAGCCCGATTGTCCTAAAAGCTTCTTGATAATTTCTATATATTTCATCTGGAAAATTATTTATATCAATTATATTATCTAGAAATTTAACTGCACTATGAGTTGTTTTACTTAATTTTTCATAATTAATTTTTGCTTTATCTGTGAAAGGATTATCTATCATATTATGTAAGAATATACTTCCTAGATTACAAGCACCACCATATTCATTACGTTTTAATGGTTCTTTTGTAATAGGATTATTACCATAAACTGTTCCTGCTAAATATTCAGCACATGGATTGGAACAAACAATATTTTCTATGTACCATACTGTATTGTCTTTATTCATATTATCATAGAAAAATATACCCGGTTCTCCATTATCATATGCTTTTTTCATAATTTGATCCCATAAGTATTTCGCACTTATTTCTTTCTTATATTTCCATTGTGATTCATCTTTTAATACATAGCCTTTATCATCGTATACTGGATAGTGTAAAAATATAGTTTCATCTTTTCTAACAGAGTTCATAAAATCATTATCAACCATAACTGTTACATTAAAATGTACTAACTTTCCTTCATCATAAGATTTTGCATTTATGAAATCTTCAATGTCCATATTATATATTGAAGATACGCCCATATTTGCTCCCCTACGTCCTCCTTGAAGGATTGTGGCAGTTTGTGCATTAAACACATCCATAAAGCTTACATTTCCACTTGCAATAGCATCATTGGATGTAGGAGTTCCTTTTGGTCTTAGTTGTGAGAAATCGTAGCCTATGCCACCTCCTTTTTGGTGTGTGAGTGCTCCAAGCTTGACTTTATTAAAAATGTCTTGTAAATCATCTTGTATTTGTGGTGCAACAAAACAATTATTTAATGTTAATGATGTTCCTATGCCACTGTTAGACATTGTTCTTCCTGCTGGATAAAATAATCCTTTATCTAATATATTATAAAATTCTTCAGCTTCCTTTTTATCTTTAGAACAATAATTTGCAACCCTATGTAAATTTTCATCAATAGATTCTCCATTCTTAGAGTATCTGTCTTCCCAAATTTTATAAAGTATTTCGTTTTCGATTTTCATGTTATTACCTCTTTCTTTCTATTATTATTTTTATTTTATTATATAAGCTATTTTAATAGTTATAAGCTAATTGTCTTACATATATTTTCATATTTATCTAGATTCTTATTTTTAATGGTCATCTGTTTTACATTATCAAGCATAACATTACTAGCTTCAGCAAATTGATTAAATAAATTTGGATTATTCTTTTCTATTTCTTTATTCACTTCTTCTGTAATTGTTTTGTATATTTTAGATTTATTACTTGCAAACAATCTATATACTTGTTTACTATGTATTTTCTTTCCTATGTATGGAATTTTATGATACCATTTATCTTTAATAGTAACCATATCTCTTAACTCTTGTTCTTTTACTTTATCTAGCATTATTAATATTCCTCCTATGGTTCAAATTTAAATAATTCATAATCGTCTTCCACTAACCTATAATAATTATTACTGTCTTCACCAGCTTTTTCATTTAGAAATTCAACTATTTGCTTACCATAATAGTTATTTACATTATTACAAACTAATACATCATCATATATTTCTCTATCATAATTATCTACACATACTATTTTCATAATGTAATCACCTCTATAATCTTATCTTTTATTTCATCAAAATTTAACAATTCGTTAGTAGAAATCCTTATATTTGCATCATAAATACTTTTATAATCAAAATTTATATCTAAATATAACAAGGTTAATTTATAATCATTGAAAGGTGCTTTATCATATTTAGTAGAAAAAGAATTTATTATTATTTCGTCTTTATTCATTTAGATATCTCCTTAAATTTATATTCTTTTTATTTTATTAACAGTTGTTAAAATCAGCAATTGATTAGCTTTTATTTTTCAATACTTAATAGTTGATTTCTCCATTGTATAAAACCAATTTTACCCCATTTGTTAAGTTTATTTTCTTTATTAGCCATTCTCCACAATTTTTGAAGTTCAGCAAATGACCATCCTAATTTTTCTTTTCTCTTTTTCTTATCTAAAAATATACAACCCTTATACATTTTTATTCACCTTCTTTCTGTTCATTTTTAATTAATATCCATTTATCAGAATCTGTAACTTCAAGAGAAAACATCCCACTGTTATCATATAGAACTCCTTCACATTCAGCAACTCCATTATTGTCATACATCCACTTTTTAGCAGTTTCAAAGTCAACATATTCAATCATATTGCTTTTTAACTCAGTACAATAATTATATACACTTTGTAGCCAAGCAACTAATTCTGGAATTTTATCATATGTAATTTGACTTTCTGAACCTGTCCATACTATTTCACTATTATCTTTTAATGATATAATAGTTTCTGATTCATAATCATCATCTAATCTTATAAACTCTATTGGTGATTGCTTTAATTGTTCAAATTTTGATTCAGTACTTATAATTTCTTCCACTTCAAAACTTATGTTTCTATTTGTATAATCATCAAAATCTAAGTAATTATCACCTGTTTGACCTTCATCATATATTATTCTTCCGTTTATGAACTCATATATTTTATCTTTTGTGAGCCATTTATAATCACTTTTCAATGCTTTGATTTTAAAGTTTCCTACAGTGGGTTGTTGTATATTAACTTCTTCTATTTTTTCTTCAACTTCTCTGTTCCAACATTTTATGCATAATTCTTTATTGTACTCTTCTAGACAATGTTTTGGTTCTTTTAAATCTAAACCAATTTCCATACTGTTAGGACAATAATTTTCTATAATTTGTTTCTTTGATTCCCATTGGTCTTCTTTAGGTAATTTTAAATTATTAACCCATATTTTTTCAATTGCTAACATTTTTAACACTCCTTTATTAATTAATTTATTAAAGTTCTAGTAAATCTATTCCTTTATCGTAACTTTGACTTATTTTACTATATATCCTTTTAACCTTTTTACTCCATAAGAATTTGCTCTATGTTTCCATTGTTCTCTAGTTTCTCCATCTAGTCTTGCAACATATAAATCAATATAATTTAATGAATTAAAATTTTGTCCTCCTTTATCTGAGACAGTTCTAATACCATAATCTTTTTCTAAAAATATTTTAGTTCCTAATGGTAATACATTATTAGCAATAACTCCTTTTTCTAAAGGTCTTCCCTTACAATCAACATTTCCATGTATGCTATTCTCTTCTTCAAGCCCCGTATAAAAACTAACTACAAATTCTTGCCATTCAGGTTCATTTTTTTGTTCTTTAATACATTTTGTTTTTTGTATTTTTTCTTCTTCGGCTTTCTTTTTTTCAAATTCAATTCTATCTTTTTCAAATTGTACTTGTATTGGACTAATTAATAATCCATATCTATCTTTTTGTACCATTCCTTCATTTTCTTTTACAACTACTTGCGTTGTCTGGAACGGTGATATGTTACTTTCTGTTGGGAATGTAAAAAGTAAAGTTGCAGAAAGTATACATACAATCCTGTTCGTCAACATCTAATCAACTCGCTTTCTTAATTATTTTCCTTTTCATTTATGTACTTTTCAATCTCATTATAAGATTCTCTTAAATCTTTTCTACCACTACTAACTAATTCTTTTGTATTATCATGAAGTCCATTAATAGATTTTTCAATCAAATCAGCTATAGGTTGAATTGGTTTTGCTTGTTCACCTAATTGTGCTTGTATAATTTTTAAATTTAATAAAGCTATTCTTAAATCTTCTGTAACTTTTGTTGTGTTATTATTATGTGCTGATATTTTATCTAGCCAATGTTTCATTGTCTGGAGATATTGTTTAATTGTTTTAATCATGTATTTTAACTCCTTTCTATTTAATCTTAAGTCCAAAATGTTTTAATATATTTTTCTTTATATTCTTCAACAGTTTCTTTTATATTTCCTTTTGTTATTTCATATTTAATATGCTCTAAATGTTCATTTAAACAATCTTCACAACACATATCAAATGTTTTGCTCCTATAACCAGAATTATCTGTATAAGCTTTTGATTTATTACTATAATCAATTTCTGTTTTACAGTAATCACATTCATAATAATGTTTAACTTGTTTACTCATATAAAATCCTCCTATAATTTATTAACATGATGGTAAAATCTGTATTTTAAGTGCTTTGTTATTTTGTCTTGTTATATTCATCTATTGTCATTGGTTGCTTGTCCTTATTATATAATGGAGTAATTCCACTCGCATTAGTTCCACCACATTCAATATATACTATACTTGTTGTAGAATCGTAATAAACTTTATAATCCCAACCATTTATATTATAACTATCTCCTGTAGAAATGAATCTATTATCTGATTTCTTGTTTGTGTTGGTTGTTACTGTATCCTCATTACAACCTATTAAACCTAAACTTACTATTCCAATCATTAATATACTTAATACTTTCTTTTTCATTTTTACACCTCTTTAACTTAATATAATTTGTTGCTAATCTTTTATGTATCCACAACTTGAGCTTTTACAACCATATGTATTGAGTTGTTCATTAACAGATTGTCCAAAGTATTCACTAGATTGATAATCTCTATTTATTAAAACTATATCATCTCCACATAATGGGCATGAATCTCTATCTAATGACCATTCTTCAAGTCTTTCTGATAAATCATAAGCTAGATGTTTTGGATTGTCTGTAATCTTTACTATTAAATCATTCATAGATTCTATTGTTTCTTTTGTGTTAGTTCCACAATATTCCCATACTGCTTGTAATATTTCATCTGGTGACATTTCTTTATCACTTCCTTTCTTATTGGATAATTTTAAGTATACTCTTATATATTTATCTTGTCAATACCATTTTATATATTTTATTATTTATCTTTTATGACTATATGAATAATGTTGCAAAGAGTTTTAAATCCTTACAACATTTATAATAGCATTATTTGGTTATCGTGTCAATTATTATTTTATATATTTTATTGTTTATTGGCGATTAACTTCAATACTCTATCTTTGCTTTGTCTACAATTATGAATAAATGATCCAGTATTATTTAAACTACCTTTATATTTATCAGCAGTAATATTGTACTCAACATCTTTCTTCTTTTGAGTTTTAATACTTATAGAATCTTTATATTCACATATTCCAACAACTTCATTGTTTTCAAACTTAGCTGATTCTATTTTGATATATTGTTTAGTTCTACCTACCATATCATTACTATTTAGTATTAAAACTTTACCCTCAGCAGTTAATATAACTAATTGTTGATTTTCTATAACTACTTTAATTATCTTCTCGTCTTTGTTTAAATCTAATAGATTGGGAATAAATTCACCCATCTCACTAGGTTTACATGTTTCTATATCATTAGCTTTAACATTAAATACTCTGCCTTGGTTTGATAATAGAATAATTGTATTAGTATTATTAGCAGACAATATTTCTAAAACTTTATCATTATCTTTTAACTTTTGTTGCTCTGAAAATACTCTATTCTTTTTTAAATATGATTTAGTTAAAACTATTTGTATTCCATATTCTTCTACTATATTAGTTTTTGACACCCTAGTTTTATCATTGTATATTATTTCAGTTAATCTTGGTTTACCAAATTGCTTTTTAATGTCTTCTAATTGAGATATTATAATATTATGTATAAACTTCATATCAGATTTTTCAATGTTTAATTGTTTAATTTCGTCTTCTAATTTAGATATATTTTTGATTTTATTTATAATCCACTCTTCATTGATATTAATTAATCTAATAGTAGAAATATATTCAGCTTGCTCTTGAGTTAATTTAAAATATTCAATTAAATTTTCTAAAGCAACACTTTCTTTCTTTGATGTTTTTATTATTTCAATTGCTTTATCTAAATCTTGATTTACTATTTGTAACCCGTTTAAACTATGTAATGTTTTTTCTTTTTCTGCTATATCGTATTCATATTCTTTAATTATACAAGTTTCTCTATGAGTTACCCATTTAGTTATAATATTTTCTAAAGTCATTAATTGTGGAGTTTTATTATCTAAATCTAAAAGAGTAAAGTTACAAGCAAATTTGCTTTCAAATGGTGTATACTTTCTAAGTTTCGCTACAAATTTATTAATATCAGTATTCTTTTTAATATAAACATCTAAAGCAATACCATCTTTATCTGAAGCATTGTGATAATCAGTTATTTCTTTAAACAACCCTTTTTCAATGCATTCTGCTACTTTATCTTCTATGTTTTCAATATATGTTTCATATGGGACTTCATATATAGTTATTTTTCCTTTCTTTTCATCATATTTATATTTTCCTATAATAGAAAAACTTCCTTTTCCTGTTTTATATATCTTTTCAAATAATTCTTTATCATATGGAATTTGACCACCTAAAGAGAAATCAGGACATTTTAATAATTCTATAGATTTATCTATATCTTGTGTTTGTATATATGATATAAAACTATCGCAAGTTTCAATTAAATTATGTGCAGGAATTTTACTTGCTTCACCTACAGCAATACTTTGACTTGTATTTGTTAAAACATTTGGGATTATTGAAGGAAGTGTAAGTGGCTCATTCTCTGTATTATCAAAATTTCTTTTAAATTCAACATTGTTTTTGTTAATATTGTGCAATAAAGATTTACCATATTTAGATAATTTACATTCTATATATCTCGGACTAGCACCCACACCATCTTTTTTTCGTTTATCTCCAAAACTTCCTTTAGGCTCTAAATAGAAATTATTTAAACTATTATTTGCCATATTCTTCATAGACTTATACAACGGCATATCACCAAAGACATAAAATACCATTGTATAAGCTCCAGCTCTTAATAATTTAATAAAAGTCTTTTCTGGATTAATCCCATTTTTATGTAATGCCCATTCAACTTTTCTATGAACAGGAAGTAGTCCATCGGTTACAGAAGGTATATTATTTACTAATATTTCTCCTGCATATGGAATAAATTCATCTTCCATTACTTCAATTATATCTCTTTCAATCATATCATTCACTCCTAATCTAATTCATTTAAATCAACATTAACTATTCTTTCTCTTATAAATGCTTTTCTATTATCTATATCATCACCCATAAGCATATTGAAATAATAATCAATTTGCTCTTCTTCTTTTTCATTGTATTTTATTTTTATAAATGATTTTTCTCTTGCTTTTGGACTTAATACATAATCCCAAAATTCATCTTTATTGAATTCTCCTACGCTTAATCTTTATGTTTCCATAAAGGCAGACTATATCTTGTGTGTATGATATACAACACCTTACCGTTTCGGTTCTCATAGGATTCGTTTCCTAAAACCTAGACATGTACCAATAATGTCCCTACTTCCCAACAACGGGAATAGTCGTTACAGATTTTAAATATGTGTTTTAATTTATTTATATGTATTAATTTGCTAATAAATATGTCCAATTTTTATCATACCAAATAGCAATGAAACTGTTTTTGTGTGAACGTCCTATATAATCTTTCCATACTTCATTTAATTCATCGCCCATATCTCTTCGTTTTCTTATATATATGACTTCTACCTCAGTATATTTAGAAGCCCTATTCTTTTCGCCTGGTCTACTTTGTCCTTTTGCAAAATGCCAATCTTTATTTTCTTCATCATATACATCATAGTGAATATCTTTAAATGTATCTCCATGCCAAGCTTTTTTAAACGCTCTATGAGTTATTAAATCCTTGTAATATATTTCATAAGCTATGTCTATATATAATTTCTTTTCTTTGTATAATTCTCTTATAAAATATACATCTTCATTTGACAAAACTCTTCTTCCTGAAGCACCTAAAACATTATTATACATTAATTCGTTTAATTTGTTATTTCTAATCAATTTAGATTCCATTCTACTAATTTCTATCTTATCGTCTGATTCAAATAATTTTTCAAGTTTAAAATTTTTCATTCTATATTTTATTATCTCTTCATATAATTTTGGACATCTTTTATAATTTTGCTTATAATTATCATCTTCACAATTATGTATATGATTTTGCATTCTTTTATCAAAATTGGACGTACTACCAATATAAAATTTATTGTTTATTGTATTTATTATTTTGTATAATGTTTCCGTATAAACTCACTCCTTATATCTTTTAATTTATTTAAACACATATTTAACTTTCCACGGTATTACCATATCCTTTTAGTATAGGAGTTAGGCTCTCTTACCACCTTAGTATTTCTACTTGGTTGACCGTTAGCTATGCAATTACATAACCCCCATGGTATTGGGAAAAATAAGTAAGGGCTAGTATGTCAACCCTTTTTTAATGCCAATTGAGTCAATATTTTTGTTTCCTAATTTGTCAATTAACTTTTGTTTTTCTTCTTCGTTATATACATAATGTGTGTTACCTTTTTTATCTACTATTTCAAATCTAGGAGATATTACTATATAAACTCTACCTTGTTTAACTAATGTAGGCATATATTTATATAAAAATGTTAATATTGATAAATTTATTCCATGTCCAAATGCATCAGAATCACATAACAAACCAATAGAACCATATCTTAATTTATTTATATCAAAAGTTTCAATATCTTTAAAATGTTTTAATTCTGATTTTGGTATTTCAATTCCACATCCCATTGCTTGGATGATTCCTAAAGCTGGAGTATTATTCAATACATCACTAATACTACAAGGTTTTTTAAGCGAGTTAATAAATCTACCACGCAAACCTAGACAACCCATAATAGTATTATCAAATGAATCTGCTATTGTTGAGTTAGCACTAAGTCCTTCATCAACTAAAAATATTCTATCTTCAAGTTTGCTGTTTTTCATATCACAATCTCTTAGTCCTTCAATTTTTAATTTTAAGCCTTTTTTTACTCCTTGAAGCTTATTTTTAATATCTGATTTGGTTTTTTGTGCTGTATCATTAGCTCTTTTATTAATTAATATTTGGTCTGCCAACCTTTTAGCATCTAATGGATTTTCCATTAGGTATACACTTAGTTTATCTTCTAAATCTTGATTTATAAATTGTTTTATAAAGGGATTGTCTATAGATAGTTTTGTTTGATTAGCGTAGCTTGTTTTAGTTGAACGACTTAATAATATACAAATTAAACTATCTTCTATGTCCTCAAATTTGATTTTTTCACCTTTCTTATACATTTTATTAGATTCAATATATTTATGTAATGAATTGGTTAAGGCTTGTCTAACTGATTTTGTTGTGACATTCAAATTTAACTCTGTTAACTCACTACTATTATGATAAAATTCTTGTAGTTGAGTATTGTTATTAAATGTAAAAGCAATATTATAATCCATTTTATATATTGGTTTTGTTGGTACGTCTTGTCCTTCTGCTTCGCCTTTAAATTCAATAATATCAATCATACTATCATCATTAGTTAACTCTTTAATATATGCTGATATATTATCATAGTTATAAATGTTTTTTGTATTATTCAATTTATCATCAAATATCAACTCGATTCCATTATTAACCATTGCTTGTTTTCTTAATTTAGTTTCTATCCATTCAGTAGGTATATCAATTGATGTAAACACATTCAAATCAGGTTTATATGATATTATTGTTCCACTTAATCCTTCTATGTAACTATTTTCTATTAATAATACTTTTTCTCCTTCATCCTTAGTTAAATGATAGTCATTATCTTCTTTTACAAATTCTCCATTTATTTTATCAATAGGTCTTCCTTCTTTAAATTTAAGAGTGTGTTTCAACCCATTTCTATATACTATTACATTCATCCACTCACTAGCCATCATAGTCGATGATAAACCAAGTCCAAAATTCCCAAGCTTACCATCTAATGTCTCTGATTGCGTATAGTTATCTCCACCATATAAAGTATTTAAAGCCAAATCCCAATTATAAGCTTGTTCTTTTTCATTCCATGAAGTAGGTAATCCATCCGCAAAATCTTGAATTGTAAATGATTGTTCTTCATTTCTAGTTATAATAACTTTATCTCCATAATTAGCCTTCCATCTATCTATAGAATTAGTTATTACTTCAAACAATGTTTGTTGAACTCCTCTAATTCCATCAGAACCTAGATTAACACTTGGTCTTAATCTGATTCTTTCTGAACCTTTTAGACTACTTAAATCTCTTTCTTGTATTATCTCATTTTCTTCCATTATTTAATCACTCTCCTATTTATATTCTATTAATTTGTTTATAGCCTTTAATAATATCTAATATTTCTTTAACATCTTTATTACCAACAACTTCTCTAAATTTTTCATTATAATCAGCTTGATAATCGTAATCAAAATAAACATCATCTTCTGTAAATCTATATAAATTATCCTGTTCATTAACTGGTTTATAATCAATTATTTCTACCCAATCAGTTTCTAAATAATCTTTTAATTTTTCAAGGATAACATCATCTCTAAGTTCTTCATCTTCTATGTATTCCTCAACTGTAATAGTTTTTGTTGATGTAAGTTCTATGTCGTGTATTCCATATAGGATATATTTAACTAGGTAATCAATCATTTATATTTCCTCCATTTACATATAATTTATCAAAATCTTCTTTCCACATTAATTCAGCTATAACATCCATATCTCCACACATCATCATTTGAATAATTACCACATCTATATTTTTGTAAGGATAACTATCTTGTTTTAATGTAGGACATTTACTTAATAAAGTTTTACCCATACTACTTTCTAAATGAAATCTTAAAAAGAAACTCTCTTTATAATTCTTTAATATAGTTCCAGTAATAGCATTAATATTTAAATTATTGTTACTATTGCTTGTTGAATATGTATTATTTGCATTAAACATTAGTTTCTTCCCTCCCAATCATGTTTCCAATAAATACTTTCTTGTCCATTAAAACTATTTTCAATATAATCACTTACTTTTTCTTCTATATATGTTCCTTTAATTTCATCCCATGTCAACATATTTTCATCTGTGATGTTATAAATATGAGTTCTTAAAACTGTATCCATTCCATAAGCTTCATTTCTAGTCTTTTGAGTAATCCCATATGAAACCCAAACTCTATATTTCTTATCGTTAATTGTTAAAACTACACCTCTTTTATTTTCTACTGACATTTCAATCTCTCCTTATTTTATATAATTTATTATATTTAGATAAAATTTCTCTTTGATTGACTTTTTATTATGTATAGCATCCTGTTCGTCCGTTTCTTCTACTACCTCTAACTATTCTTGGCAAAGGATCTAAGTTTAAGTATTTCCACTTATAACCTCCCACTATTAAAGATACTTGTGAGGGTACAATATTATACATTTCAGCTATATCTTTATATCTCATATCTGTGGTTTTACATAAGTTGTATATTTCTAAAACTTGTTTATCAGTGAGTTTATTTGTCGGGTTATCAGTTCCGACCATACATGTCATTTTAATATCACTCTCTTTCTCTATTTTTATATATTTTGTTAACTTACAATAAAATACCAATTTTAGTTGCTTATTATGACATTAACGTTCGTGTTGCTTGCATGATTTAAACTATTATCCCGTTATTTTTATCATTTTTGCAAGATTTTAATTTGTATCATTCGTGTTTTTGAGATTTTCAATTGACTTTTCTTTCTTTCTATTCGAATAACAATTTCTGTCTTTAAATAAACAGTATTTATCTTTATAAAGAAAACTACATCTAGTTGGCATCTGATTACATTTTACAAATCCATATCTTAATGCAATAAAGAAATTAACTATAGGATTTCTTATATATGTATACCATAGATTACTAACTGACGGACATTCTCTATTACACTTATTATAACAATAATCAAAATCATTTTTATGTTTACAAAATACATGATTAAATTTTTGATTCATTGGTCAACCTCCCTATAATTTAATTCTAAGAATTTCATATTTTATACTTAAATCATTTAATCCATTAATTAGATTCTCTAGCCAGTCTTCATTGGTATAATCTTCTTCAAAGTCATCAACTATCTGAATACCATTTGCAAAATTTCTAATATTATAAGCTAGTTTTTCATATGTAAAAATATCATTCTTCTTTATACCTTGTTCTATATTAGTTTCTTGAAATACTATTTCTATTTTCATTTATTTTCATCTCCAATTCTATTCTTTATCTAATCTCAAGCATTCTTCGCTTAATCCATTTGGAGTACCTTTATGATGAGTTCCATATGAATCTAAGTAACAGAAATTGTAATAACTACAATCTACACAATAATCAAATTGAATTTTAACTTTTCCATCTTTAGTATCAATAATTACATTTTGTTTCATTATCTTATCACCTTTCTCTTAATATATTTAAATAATTCAGTTATTCCCATTAGAATTAATAATATAAAATACCACAACCCTAAAACAAATAATATTATTAATGGAATAAAAGTTAAGATACTTCCTATTTTATAAAATTGAAATTTCCAAAATACACACCCTATTATTGCTACAGTAAAACATGATCCTGTAATTTTATTTGTATATTGATCTCCTAGTTTTATTGATATATCTATAATTTTACTAAACAAATTAATCACTCCTTTTTATATAATTTATTATTTTACCATAAAACAAGCTGTTTATCGTCTCTTAATTTTTATATGTATTTTCTGTATACCCTCGTTTACCATTTTTTCTGCTACCTCTTACTACTTTTGGCAATGGTTCTAATTTTAAATCTTTCCATAGTTTACCTTGTGCTATATCAGAAACTTCTTGAGGATATATTTCATATAACTCTGCAATTTCTTTATACAGTAAATTTCGTTCTTTACAAAGATTATATATTTCGATTACTTTTTCTTCTGTTAATATAGTTCCCCAATGTTTTTCACAATTTCTTTGTTTTAGAACATCTGATTCATGTTGTTGGTTCTCTTTCTTAGTACACCATTCTAAATTAGTGTCATAATTGTGATGTTTTATACCATCTTTATGATTAACCTCTATTTTATTGATTGGATCATCATTGGGAATGAATAAATAAGCTACAGCCCTATGATGTGAACCAGCTATAAATCCATCGTTGAATTTAACACTGCAAGGGACATATCCATCTTTGCCAGCCTTTCCTTTCAATAGATAGCCTTTCTTGCCTATGATACGTCCTTTATTAGAAACTTTATATCCATTATTCTCAATCCATATTTCACCTTCTAAATTTTCTATAATTTGTTCATTGCCCATTAATTCTCAAACTCCTTTTTCATCTTTATATATTCAGCATACCTTTTTTCTTTTAATTTCTTTTCTTCATCTTTGGATTTCCATTTCTCAATGTCTAATAATTTTTGAACATATTCTTTATCCACAATATTATTATCTAATAATTCTTTTCTGAAATAGCTATCTTTAACTAGTTTTCTATCTAGTTGCTCTTTAGTTAAGGCAGTTACACTAACATCATCATCGAGATATGCATTTAATATTAAAGCATTTCCTTCTTCTGTTGCTATAATTGAATTTTCTAAATCACAACCATGACCTACATTACAACATTTAATAGTTTGTCCAATTAATTCATCACCATATTTAACTAGATTAAACTCTTTATATGTAGTCTGAATGAATCCAAATTTCTCTTCTAGTAAATCATATATCTCTTTATCTATGTATGGTTTAAGTTGTTTTAATAAATTACCTTGTTCATAAATTGTAATAGTTTGTCCATTATCTAATGTCAATACCATTTAATCATCACTCTCCTTTATAATTCATTTAATTCATTAGAAAGACAATCCCAACATCTTGTATATGCATGTTCATCCCAGCTATACTCTAGTTTTTCATCAAATAGTTTACATTTCTCTCGTTTTACATTTAACCAATTACATGCATCTATACTTGACGATTGACTACAATTATTTTCTGTAGGATTACCTTTTAATTCAATTGCTATATTCATTTTTAATCAACCCTTTCTTATTTTATATATTTTATTAACTCGCTTTAAAATTCAAGTTTCACAGGGACTTGCTTCCAAGCTTCTTATTATTTTTAGTTATTTCTAAATCATAATATTCACAACATCTTATGTAATTTAAATAATATTTATATCTTTCATGTGATTTCTTAGGATTACATATTAAAAATGGAGTATGTAAGCAAATAACTTTTGTTTCAGTATCTTCATACATTATATACTTATTATCCAAACCATTTCTTATTCTTCCATATCCCGTTCTTTTAATTAACAAGTTAAATTCACTTCCTTTCTAAATCAAGACTACCATAGTTTTCTAATCAGTTCAAGTAATTTGATATAATTTATTGTTCATAGATTTTTTAATCAGTTATATCTAATATAATTCTTTAATTTATTTCATAAACTGTATATTCTGATTTGCTAATAGTTTTAATAACTTCACCTAAGAATTTAATCTCAATTTTATTTTCATTAGTATAATATTCTCCCTCTTTACAATTAACATGATTTATAATAACATCATATGAAGTAGCCTTCTTTAATTCATAATTAACTTCTATAGTATCAGCTATATCACTTAACCAATTATCATATTCTATATATTTAGTCAATTCTTCTTTTACTCCTTGTTTTTGTAATGATTTATATTGCTTATATTTATTTTCATTTTGATAAATAAATTCGTTTATTCCTTCAATTATATTTTCAATAACATGGTCTTTAACTATTGTTAAATCAAGATTATCTTCTGATTCTTCATTAAAGAAATTAATATACATTTCTTTTACTGATTTTGGAATATCTATTTCACTAACTTGATTTATTACTTGTTTTAGATGCTCTGAATCAATAATGTCAAATTCAAAACTTCTTCCTGAACCACAACCATTAGTTTTAGAAATAGACATTATTGATAATTGCAACTCATTATAACTATTTATCTTAAATTCTATTTCTAAATTACAATAATATTGTTCATAGGTTTCTTTTAAACATCTTGAAATAAAACTACGTTCATCTTCTAACGATTTAAAAATATTTTCTGTTAATGTTTTTATGTAAGGTATTAATTTATTAACTGAAATTTTATTTAAATTTTCTTTTACTTCATCATTATCTTTAAACCCAAGCAATAAAAATATTTCATCATCCATAGGATGTGCATTTATTATATATTTATCATCAACATCCTTGATTATATTAATCATTTCATTATATAGTTTTTCTTGTCCATAATTAAGCAAGGCCTCTTTGTATTTGAAAATTAGTTTTAAGTTTCTTTCTTTCATTTTATATTCTCCTTTATTATTCATCTCTAATTCCAAAATATGTAAATAAATTATCTAATTTATTTACAATTTGTAATATAGAAATGATTATGTACAACATTTTGTATTTTCTCATTTGTTCTTATAGTTACATCATTTAATTTCAGCATTAAGTCAATGCTATCTCTTAATTGTATTAAGTCTTCTTCTTTTAGAAATGATAATTGACCCATTTTATATTCTCCATCTATACCATCATTTCTAATGACTAAAGTAAAACTTCTATCTTGAATTTGAGAACGTGAATTTACCTTTGATTCTGATAATATAAAATTATCTTTTGTATGTCTCATTCTGCCTAATGTTCCACTACATTTTCTTGTTAATCTTATTATTGGTTTTCCATTTTCTTTAATCTCTATTTTTCTATCAAACTTATCCATACTATTTACCCTCCATTATTTCACTCATTTTAAGTTCATCAATTGCTTGAAATCTCTCATCTACATTATCAATACCTAAATTATATTTATTATTTAATACTTTCATTTTTGCATATAGTTGCCATTCTTGGTCATACAACTTATTTATTAATTCATTATCTTTTATATCAATATTATTATATATTTCTAGTAATTCATTAGCCATATCAGATATATCACACCACAAGTTTTTTAATTTCTCATCTTTATTATACATACTGGCTTTTAATTTTGATCTATTCTTTACCATTTGTAATCTTTGTACTGATGCTACTAGTTGATTTACTTTCATATTATTTATCCTCTTTTCTTTTTAATAATTCTTTCAACATTTGATACATTACGCTTTGATATGAGTACGAATAAGAATGTATTGGACTAAAGCTTATTGTATCCCAATTATTTTTTAGAAGAGATTTCAATAACATTTTTTGTGGTTCTGCTAATTTGAATCCTAGATAATCTTCGGCAAATTTTATCATATTAACATCTTTATCTCCTATTGAAATATTAGTAGTATCCTTATTCTTCTTTTTTAGCAGTTTATTTAATCTCTCTTGTCTTTCCTCTTGATTATTATGTACCATGTTATGAACCTGTCCTAATCTTCTATTTGGTTGATTATTATTTGGCATTTTAAACATCTCCTTTAATTTATTATATTATATAATTTGTTATTTCCAAGTAAAAGTAAAATTTTATTTGGTTATTATATCCAATTTACATTTATAATCATTTGCTCTAAAACTTTGCCTTTGTTATAATGAGTTATAATTTCTCCTTTTTGAACATTGTTCATTTCAAATATCTCAAAAACAAATTCTTTTTGTTTTAATCCCCTTGGACATACATTTAAATAACTAGTTCTAGCTACCCTAGTCCAATCATAGCTATTTCTTTTTGTGTTATAAAATTCATTAAATTCTTTTTCTATTATTTCGTTTAATTTATTTCTATACTTTATTACTTCTTGCATATTAGAAAACTTTATTTCTCCAATATTAGGATTCTCAACATTAATAGTTTTAATATTTCTTATCATATATGTATTCCCCCTTAAAATAGAAATAGATACAAGATATTTTCTATATTTATCCTGTATCTATATATTATACCTATTCAGTTTTGAAGTCAAGCTATTTTATATATTTTATTATTTAACTAACTATAGAATATTGTTGTAAAAACTTACATAAGAAAGTTTGTTTGATTTTTACACCACTTGTTGCAATAGCTATTCTAAGAGCTTTGTTTTCAGCACATAAAATACAATATCTTTTAGCTCTACTAGGCATCGTATAAGCTGTTTCTTTATTTAATAATTTATAATGGGAACAATCTAAACCACATATAACATAAGGAGCAGAACTGCCTTGCATTTTATGGGTGGTGATTGCATACCCTAACCATATCTCAGGTATGTGTTTTTTAGGAATAACTATTTCACCTTTATTATTAAACAGAACGGTGATTGTACGTTTCGTTGTATTAATTTCTGTTATAGTACCTAAATCTCCATTAAATATAGGGCATTCTTTTCCTTCTACTGTTTTTGTCCTATAGTTATTTTTCATATTTATAATTTTATCTCCAACATATAGAGTTCTAGGGGTAGTAGAATTTTTACCTATCGTAAGCCCTACTTGAGAAGTATTAGTGACTATTTTTTGAACTTCATTACTGAGATAATACGCACTTGCTTTTCCACTATCTTTTACAGGGACTATTAATTGGATATCATCTTTATTTATTCCTTTAGATATTAAATCTTTAAAATGTTGTATCATTACTTTAGGCGTAGTTTCTTTTTGTTTATAGATATCTAAATGCATGTCTTGCAATTCTCCTAATATTATTTCTCCAAAAAAATCTTTATCTACTAGTTGAATTCCATCACTAGCCTTTAAGCTTTCTGTTATTATTCCACTTGCTTGTGCTTGACGATGAATTTTTGTTAGTTCAATCGTTGTAATTACATCACTTTCAATCATATCTTTCATTATATTACCTACACCAATTGCTTCTAATTGTTTTAAATCTCCTAACATAATTAATTTAGCACCTGTTTTTATTGCTTGAATTAAGTCATAGAATATCTCAGCACCAACCATTGATAATTCATCCAATATTATAATATCTGTGTCTAATTGATGCTTTTTATTATATATAAATCTTCCTGTTTCAGGATCAACTCCTAATAATCTATGTATAGTAAAACCTTCTTCTCCAGTCACATCGGTAAGATTTCCTGATGCTCTACCTGATAATGCAGTTTGTGCAAATGTATAATTACCACCAAAAGCTTCTAACATACCTGCAACAGTTGATGTCTTACCTGTACCTGCACTTCCTGTTACTATAATAACTTGATTTTCTAAAATATCCTTAACTCCATAAAATTGTTCTTCTGTAAAACTCCAACCTTGTCTTTCTTCTAGTTTATGTACTTTCTCTTCCCAATCATCAAAAACAAAAATATTATCTGCTTTAGATAACCTCATTAAATTATTGGCTATATTCTTTTCTAAATCATAATATTTTTTTAATGCTATTATATCTCTATCTTCATTCACCCATAACAATAACTTCTTTTCTAAAGTTTGTAAAGATTCAACCAGTACATCTTGAGGTAAATCATATCCTATAACATTATCTATAGCACTACATAAATCATCCACATAGCACCATGTATTTCCTTCGTTTGCTTTTTCTTTAAGAAAATATTTTATGTATGCTTGTACTCTAAATATAGAATATTCACCTAGTCCGCCTTTTAAAGCCATCCCATCAGCTTTTGCCCAACCTATTCCCTCAACTTCGTCTATTAAAATATATGGATTTTCTTGAATCTTATTCACAGTAGTGTCTGGACTGCCATATCTTTCTACCAGTTTATCTATAGTTGCTTTTGTTAGTCCATATTTATCTAACTCTACGTATGCTTTATAAGAATCTTTAGTACTTTGATATTTCTCTAATATCTTTTCAGCCTTGTCTCCTTTTATTCCTTTAACAGTACATAATTTATTAAAATCTCCTTTATCCAATATCTCTATAGGATTATCAAAAGTTTTAAATAAATTATCAACTTGCGTTTCTGTTAGTATTTTACTTAAATAAATCTTTTGTTGGTCTTTATTTGTTAAGTCTATCTTTGAACCAATAAATATAACTTCATATTGCTTCCCAAATTTCTCATCATTAACCTCTTTTGCGACTATATTATACTCCTCTATCATACTTAGTTCACACATCTTACCCTTAACTGAGATAGTTCCCCATTTTGATAAACATGGATCACCTTCTTCTACATTAAGAACTTTAGCTGAAATAATAGCAAAATCGCCATCTTCAACTATATTGGTTTTAGGATATAATATTTTTGTTATACTAATTGAACATTTTATAAGATTCACTATTTCTTCTTCTTCCATAATACTTTCTCCTTTATTCTATATATTTTATTAATAATTTATATTAACTCTATCTGATTGTAATATTAAGTCTCCATTTTCCTTTATTTCTCTAATTAACTGTACTGTATGTTGAGCCACACTATTTTTATATCTCTTTGGGAAAAAGTTACCCTCACGTCTAAATCCAGTTATTAACAATAGATTACCTCTTTTAAACCATCCTTCTTCTAAAGTTGTCTTTTTGTTTTTCCCTGTTTTTTCATCAATTCCGTCATCTATAGAAATAGTTTTATCATAAAAGCTAAATTGACCACTATAAAATTTTACTGTAATTACTCCATCCGTAGTTAATACAGTTACTAAATGTTTATTTTTATCTCTATCTAATACTGTTCCTGCCACATTGTATAAATCATATTTCGGATATTGTATATTCTTGTACTTTGTATACCCAATTATTTCAGGTTCAATTGGTAACTCATTAAACTTTCTAATGTTATATTTTTCTAAATTTGCTTTTAATAACTCATGTTCATGATAATAGTAATTCATAGATTCCATTTCCCAAGAAGATACATTACCTGACATAAATTCATTTTTTACATTCTCAAATCTTACATTATTATAAAAGTTTTGACATTCTTCTGTACTTAACCAATCTAATATAGGTTGTATTTTTTCAGTATATACATTTTCAAAAGAACCTTTTCTTTTTGTTTTTACTGCAACATATAAGATTCCATTTTCATCATATTTATAATCCACATTTTCTATCATATCATTTGCAAAATTCTCTAAAAAGAAATTAGTTGTGTATTCAGTATCTTCACCACATTTTATTTTTAACCATTCTACAGATTTAACTTCTTTATCTTTTATTTTTGTGAATTGCATTATAAACTCTCTAAAATTGTAATATCTCATACAATCTTTATATTCACTTGGTAAAATACCTAATTCAGAAATCTTTGAAATGTCTTTAGAATTTAATTTTGTCTTATTAGGATTTAATACTCTAATATAGTTTTCTAAGATCTCTTCTCTTGACTTGTTTTCTATTTTATCAAACGAACCAGCTTTAATTAAAGTAATAGTTTGAGTTGATGATACTAAAGATTTCATTTGTGTTTTTCCTGTTTTTAATATCTTAGGTTGTTTTACCATTACCATTCTATTATGAAAATCTTTTAAGTTCTTATATGGTCTATTATCTCCAATCAATTTAACTGTATCATTATTAATGCTAGTTACACCTTTTAATCCAAACACTATTACATTTTCTTTTTCATTTGGAACAAAACCTTGGTCTGCTTCATTTATGTATGGTGGTGTTACTTCAACTCCTTCAGCTTGTACTCTTGATATTGCAGTTGCAGTCTTTCCATAATTAGTTGTTTGTTCCTTAGACTTGAATAATCCATCTTCTACATCCTCTGACTCTAAACTACCTGACATAGAAAGTAAATTAGCGGTATACCAATATATACTAGGGTATTTTAAAAACAATTCCCCTTCTTGTATAGCTATAGTTGAGTAGGCATCCGTATGAAGAAGCGAAAAACCATAGCCTTTCTGGTAGCCTGTTTGTACATTCCAACAATAATCCATTAATACTTTAGATGTACCTAACTCTTTTCCTTTTTTATAGAATAATTCTTCTGCTTCTGCTAGAGCTTCTGGAGATTTCTTTGCTACAGCTTTTCTAATAAGATTAGCTTCTTTAATATTAAAATTACTAATCTTAGGATTCATAAACATTTCCATCATGGATTCTTGATTTGAACAAACTCCACATTGATTGTCTAGTTGTTGGTGCATTATTGTTCTTTCTTCTTCAGTTAATCCATAATCAATCATTTCTTGTTCCCATAATTGAGGATTGTTTTTAAACTTAATGTATTTATCTAAAGGTTGTTCTCCATCTGGATTCATTAATCTCATAAGAGAATTCGCATTCGCTAAATCTAATAAACTTCTAGGTTGTAACTTTTGAATAGCTACACTACCAACTGGAGTTTCAAATTGAAATATATTCATTAATTTTCCTTGGCATATTAAATTCCATAATTCTTTATCTTTCATATCTAAGTATTCTGGTAAAAGGTACTTATTATAAGTGTCTTTTAAACATCCTTGCCATTCCATAAAACCGTCTTTAACAAGCATTTCAATACATAATTGTAATAAAGAAATCCCATTTGTTAAAAGGAAATCAAATTTAATATGTCCCAATGACTCTTCTTCATGTAAGTCATAGGCTGTAATTAATTCTCCACTTGGAGTTCTCATAAATGAACTTTTATTTTCCAAAGGCTCATTTAAACATAAAATCCCACTAGCATGAGAAGAACATCCACTAATAAGACCTTCTATAGTTAACATTGCTTTTAATAAATGTTTTTCTTCATACTTATCAATTATATTCACAAATTCAGTTATTGGTTGTCTACCTTTTTCTGAATCTCCGTAATACATATCTGAAATAGACCATACAAAACCTCTTTCAATTTTTACTAAACTGCTAATATATTGTGCAATATCACTATTGATTCTAAGCCCCCTACAAGATGTTAAGATTGCACTTTTACTTGTTTCTTTTCTAAATGTTGCTACTCTAACAGCAGTTCCACCAATTGATTCATAATAATTTTTAATGGCTTTAAACACACTATTCTTTAAATGTGCACTGTAATCTATATCCACATCTGCAAAATCTGGGCGTTCTGCGGTTAGGAATCTCCAATGTTGTAACTCCATACCTTCTTGTTTTAAAGGATTTATCTGAGTTATATCCAATAAATAATTAATTATCCATCCAACTGCTGATCCTCTTCCACAGCCAACTACACTAACTTTCCATATTATATCCATATTCTTTTGCATAGTTGTTAAATATGCTCCCATTGGTTCTTTTAAATTTTGTGTTATACCAACTAATTCACCACATTCTAAATCAATTCTGTCTAGAGTTTCTTTCATCTCTGCAAAAGGTATCTTTCTATAATTTATTCCTTCAAAAATTTTATGTATTAAATATGTATGATGTTCATAAATATCATTATATAAGCCTCTCATATTTTTATATTTATTAATTATTTCTATGTTTATAGGATACCATTCTTCTTTTGGTGGTAGTGGTGTTAATGGTATTTTTGTTTCATTAAATAAATCATAATTTTCTACTTTATCAGCTATTTTTTTAGTATTCAATATAGCTTCAGTTATTTTATCTTTATCTAGATAATTCATATACTCATAAAATTCATCTATTTCAAAGAATCTGGTAGTTTCATAGAAAGAGTCAACTTCCCTATTTGCATCACTATCATCACTTGTTAAAAAGGCTTTATGTACTTCTCGGACATCTTCGTTAATAAAATGAACGTCCGTAGTAATAATCAAAGGAATATTATAGGCTTGACCTATTTTAACTAATAAACCATTATAAAATTTTTGTTCTGATGACGTATTTGGTTGCATTTCTAAATAAAAATCTTCACCAAAAATATCTAAAGCCCACTCTACAAAGTCTGACATCTTCTCTTTTATTTTATTTTGTTCTTCTGCATTTTCTTCTTGCATCAATGAAATAGCTAGATTCCCCATATAAGAACCAATACAAGCTGTTGACATAATTATATGACCTTTATTATTTCCAACTATATCATTTATGTCTCCATATCCTGTAGGAACTCTATCCATACCTCGATGATTGAAATAATTATCTTTCCACGCTCTAGAAGATAATTGTCGTAGTTGATGATGACCAATTTTATCTTTAGCGATGAGAAGACAATGATAAAACACTATTTTCTCTTTTTCTTGTCTTAATTCTTTTATTTTATTTAAATTAACTAAATAAATTTCATTGCCTAAAATCAATTTAAAATCTTGTGGTAGTTTACATTCTTTCTTTAATTTATTTACAACATTGATTGCTTTTACATGACTAGAAATACACTCATGGTCACTTACTGTAACTCCTTTGTTACCTAATTTATTAGCATATTTAATAGCTTCATCTACTTTCACTATCGAATCTTTAAGCCTCAGATTTGAGCGATCTGTATGTAAATGTAAATGTACAAAATCTTCATTCGTTATAGTTTTACTATTCATTTAAAATCATCCCCTTTAAAACCATTATATTCCTTATTGATTTTAATTACAAGTCATTTTATATATTTTGTTAAAATCTAAACTCTTTTAAATTAGAAACATTAAAATCCACAATTTCAATTTGACCATATTTATTGTCATTCCATTCATTAATCACAAATTTACCTACTACATCCATTTTGATTTTCCCTACTGATTTTTTACTTATTCCTGTTTTAGTCTTCATTATCATCTTATTATAGGTATCTTCATTTGTATATTTCTTAATAAAGACTATTTTATTATTACCAATTGTTTTTTCTATTCTAATAAAATTTCGTTTATCTCCTAATAATTTTATATCCTCTATACTTAAAGAAATATCAGTAATAGCAAACAAAGGTTCTTTCAAACCATCTCCACCCCAAATATCACACCAACTACCAACTTGTACAATATCTTTTTCTTTTAATCTACCCACTGGAATTTCGTAATCTACTGTATAGACGTCCTCCATTTTAACATCTTTTAATTCTTCATTGAGTAAATTGGTAACTTTATTAATATTTTCTTCTTTTATCTTCATTCCAAACGCATTAGGATGTCCCGAAACAGATTCAAACATTTTCGTACTTGATAACAGTTCATTTAAATCTTCTATAGGAGACAAGTTAAAATTTCTACCACTACCTCCAAATAAACCTTCTCTTACTTGTTTTAATACTAAAACTGGTCTCTTATAATAATCAGCTAATTTATTGGCAACCAAGCCTGTAAAAGTTGTTTCTTCTATAATATCTGAAGCGTCTACCATAATTATTTTATTTATTGCTAGATTTTGTTCTTGTATTCTTTTAATTAAGTCTTCCATTCTTTTAGCCACTAATTTATTTTGTCTACTTCTTACATTCGTAAAAACTCTAGCCATTGTTTTTTGAATAGAATGTACTTCAATTTCAGGATTAGGATTAGTTTTTGATTTTCTAGGTTTATATTCTCTATCTTCTTTTTGACCTGTAATGGCTTTAATCATATCTAATCTTTCTTCTGGCTTACCACTTCTTACAGTAGCATTGAAACAAGGTGCTATATCCCATTCTACAGTTTTTATATTTATACTTGCGTCATCGTCTAATGTTTCAATTGTTTTATTTTTAATTAGTATTTCTTTTAATAATTTATTATTTATTTTATTTAATCCTTTAAGAACTAAGTATCTAGTTTCATAGTTTCTTAAATCCATTGAATCCCCACAAATTCCTACAGAAGCTAAGTCTAAATAATCGTCCGCATAATCATAACTATATTGTTTATCATACTCCTTACAGAACTTATATACAACTCCAGCTCCTGATAAAGTGGAATTTGGATACTGACCATCTTGATTATTAATTACTATCGCATATGGATTCTTTATTGTTATTAGATGATGATCTAAAATTAATATATCTATATCATATTTTTCAGATAATATTTTACATTGTTCAACATCATTTGTTCCTGCGTCTGGAACTATCAATAATTGAATATCTTTTGGAATAGTATCAACAATTATTCCATGTTTCTTCCCCTCATTCATAGAATAGCTTATTTCTAAATCTTCATTAACATCATGTATATAATAACCTATTTCTGCTCCAGAACTAACACCATCAGTATCGACATCCACTTTTATATGTATTTTACTATTGTTTTCTATATGCCAATTTAACATATTAAGTCCTCTATCCATGTTTTGAAATAACATTCCATTATGTATACAAGACTCATTTAAATTTAAAAATTCATCAGGATTGTCAACACCTCTTGATTTTAATAAAACATTCAATAACTCTCCATCTTGATTTATTGAATATCCTTTATTTAATACTTTATATTTCATTATTCAATCAACTCCTCTAATTCTTTAATATCACTTATTAAAAATCTTTCCCTATATAATTCTTCAAATATCTCTTTCCCTTGATCTATGGGAGAATCTTTATAGTTTATTCTATCGTCCCAACAACTAATTGCAGATATATTGCAATAGTCCATTGTCATTTTTGCTATTTTAATTAACCGTTTAAAGTATCCACAATATTCTTCCCACTTCTTCTTATTTTGTTTATCTATTTTATCTAACTCATATTGCATATCATAGGCAACTATTATTTCCGTAACTCCTAGAGAAATTAATAAATCTCTTTGAAATAATGAGAACGTCATCCCACATGTAGCAACTGCTATATTATTTTCTTGTCCATATATACTTCCATAAAGTAACACGCTTTTTTCCGATTCAAATATTATTACTCTTTTAAATCTTTTTATATTTGCTTTGTTTTGATATAAGCCATATAGATTAAAATTCATGGGATATTTATAGGTTAGTCCCTGTATTTTTATAGGCATATATTTCATTCCACTATCTATTTGCCAATGATTAAAATTTCTACTTCTTATCCCTACTAAATTACCATTGATATCTCTATGGGGAATGATAGCTTTATTTTGATTAAAATATATTTTAATTTCAAAATACATTGCTATATTGGGGAGTATGCCTTCATCAAACCAAGTTGAAGGCATATAATTATCAAATACGTTTAATATATTTTCTGAATATGTAGGTAATATTATATTCCTTTTTTCAATCTTTTTTCTATGTAGTCTTAAAAATTTTAAATCAGTATTCTCTTTCTCTCTTTTTATAATTCCTTTCGGTTTAGTTCCATGAACATCTATACCTTTAAAATTTGCCACATATTGAAAAGATTCTTTAAAAGGTACACTTAATACACTCATTATTAAGTCATATAAACTCATAGACCCACAACAACTATAGCATTGCAGTAATCCACTATTTTTATAATACCATAATTTTTTAGAATTACTTCCATGACATATGGCATCAAAAATTATATGGTCTCCTTCATCTTTCATGTATTCACTACCTAAATTATTCATAATCTGTATAATATCTTCTTCTGTAATTAATTGTAAGAGTTCTTCTCTATCAATCATATATTATCCCTCTAATTCAATAAAAGTCTCTTGTATATTCATAGGGTTATAATTTTTATCAGTACAGAATAGGTCTATAAATCTTCCGTTTCCTAAATTGTTATACCCCCAAATTTTTATATTTTTATGCACATTTCCTCTATTTTTATAAATTGTATAACAAGCATTTGGTGTTATTGTATTATTTATTCCCTTACATTTTTTAATTAATGGTTCTATCATTTCCAATTCTTTATTTGTTGGTTCAAACACTGTAATGCCGACGTCGCATTTATTAGGCAATGATCTAGCACCTTTTACTGCCCTTTGGTCTCTAACTCCATCTCTTCTTGCTTCATCTGTAGTTTGTGTATATCCAAAAATTGTTAAATCAAATTTCTTACTCATATTTTTTATATTCGCTGATAAATTTAACAATACTTGGTCTTCTCTTACTGACATTCCTCTAGTTAATTGTGAATACTCTCCAATCAGACTGGCGGTTAATTCTAGATAATCTATACATAATACAGAAATGTTATAGTCTTCTTTATATTGTTCTGTAGTAGACCATAAATAAGACAGATCATAATTTTCTTCATCCTCTAAAAACAACTGCATTTGGTCAGAATATTCTACTGCCATATCAACTCTTGTTTCTTCTTCCTCAGTTAATTCATCATCTCTTATTTTATTCTCTTCTACACCACTTATAAAAGCCCATATCATAGGTTCTAATTCTTCATATAATTCCATTTCTGTACCTATATATAACCCTGAATTATTTTGACCATTTGGATTTTTTATGTATTTATTTGTTTTAAAATCCCATAAATAAGGAGAACATATACCTATAAGCCTTTCTATAGCTACTCTTGTTTTTCCAAGACCACTATCTCTTGTTTCTAATATGAATTTTTTTGGTAAAGCTCCTCTTGTAATAGTATTTAAGTATGTACTTTCTAAGTTAAAACCATAGTTAGGACTTTCTTTTAACAATTTCCTTAATTCTTTTCCTCCTTCCCCAGATTTGCGTTTATTGGTTTCATCTCTATCATCGAATCTTTGCTTTACTCTCATAGCTTTTTTATCAAAATGTCTTTTTATATCATCTATTGTTTTATTGTCTAAATTTTCATTCTGTTCTTTTATAATTATATGGTCTATTTCATCAATATCTAAGATATCTCTTATATCAAATCCTTCTTCTAGATATCCTCTTAATAGAGCCATTTTTCTAACTAGTCCATAGTAATATTCAAAATTTCCCAAGTTAGCATCTTCGTACACCATATTCAGCCATTCAAAATTTTGTTCATTGTTGAAAAATAAATCGTGACCTTTTAAATCATTTGTAGATAAATATGTTTCTATATCTCCTATAGCAATCTCTTTTAATCCCTGTTGCACTAAGTTATAAATGCAAGTGAATAATAATATATGCTTATCTCCTATAAAATCCTCAAGATTTAGATTATATTCTCTTCTTTTTATCATAGAAGGATTATTCATTAAACAACCCAATACTTGACAACTTGCTTGAGGGTTATAATATTTCATAATTTGTTTTTTGCTAATATTCTTCATTGTCAGTCCTCCATACGTTTAATGAAATCTGTTTTTTAGTTTTATTATATGTATTATATCTCTTTGTTTTTATAATTTGTTTTTTATCTTTAAATATAAATGACTCTGCTTTTTCTTCCAAATCAAATACTTTTGAATAGTATTTACTTGCTTGGTCATAGTAATATGGTATTATTCCAACACCTTTATCGTCTAATATTTCATTCTCTAATATTTCATAATAATATTTCAAAGTATAGTACATACCTATACTTGTCAATGGATTTTTCTCATCTTTTCTAAATTTATTAAGTTGAGTAATAAATAAAATCGGTACTGTTGAAAAATTATAGATATCCTTTATGTATTCATATAATGTACTCCAATCTTCATTTTCTTGGTCTTTTATCTCAATACATTCACTACAATACTTTTTACCACTCCTTATTATCAATTCTTCTATTAAAAATTTACTACCACACATATTACATTTTCCTGAAGTTGCTTTTGCCATAAATTCACCTCTTTTTATAAAAATACGGGATAGTCTCCTACCCCGTATTCTATTATTCCATTTCGTCTAATTTTTCTTGTAAATCATCTCTTATACACACTAACGCTTCTAATTGCTTAGGAGTGGCTTCGCTTACTGCACTTTCTCCTAAATGCTCTGCAACTATATCCATATATACATCTTCTAACGTTTCTGTCTTTGAAAACTCCGTATATAATTCTTTTATTTGCTCTATTGCTTCTTCAAATGTTATCTCTTCTTCCTCATAAATTTCTTGTTGTTCTTGAAAAGTAACTGAATCATATCCTTCTGCTTTGTTCTGTGCCTTAATACCTTCTACAATAGTTGATTCTAAATTTTCTGCTGTAAAATCTTCTATATATGTATCCATGTAACTAAATCTTGTTCTAGCAAAAAAATCTTTACTTTCGGCAAGATTAGCACTTGAATGTATTGGAACTCCATCATCTGTCAACCCATTAGATTCAAGATAGCATACTATATCTGCATTATCTCTAATTGGTTTGATGTTACGTTCATCTCCATTTATTACAAATTTATCTTTCTTTTTATCAAACTTTTCATGCCCTATAAAGACTACTGTATATCCCAATCCTAAAAGATTATCTACAAAACCCCATACAAGATTTTCGTATTCTTCCCATGCTCCATACCCATCATTGGCTTTACTTATTGTAGGAACATCATACTTAGAGCATAGATATGCTTTGCAATATTTTCCTATATTTTCAAACCCATCTATAATCAATGTTATTTGTGCTCCACCATTTAACACATTGGTAAATTTTTTATTTGATAACTTTTTACCATTCTTTTTTAAATCTGACCAAGAAGTAGTCTTTAATACTAAAGCTCCGTTAATAGCGTTAAGACCTTTTTCACAAGGCATAAATATTGGGTTAGGTAATCTTGAAGCCTGTAAACTTTTACCTAAGTTATTTCCTCCATATATTACTATTGCTTTTCCTCTTAAATCTTCTGATACCCTTGAAATTTTAGCATCTCCTCTGAATTCTTTTTGAAATAATTCTGCAATTTCTTTATCTAATGCCATAATATTTATCTCTCCATTTCATAATTTATTTTTATTTTGTTAATTTGATTTATTGAGGGTAAAAATACCCTCGTATCTAGCTTAAAACTTAGGACGTTCTCTTTTAGCTTTGTCTCCACCTTTTCCTATACCTTTGCTTTTTTTATCTTCTTTTGGTGCTTCATTCTTTTTTTCTTCTATTACTTTATCTCTTTCCAACTTAGCTTGTTTAATTAATTCTTCCTCAAATTCTTTTTCTTCATCTTCTACTACATCTCCACCAGTAATAACAAGTTCATTTATATATGTATTCTTTGTTTCTACTTTAGCTTTACCAATACTTCCACCCTTTTTAATTTCTTCTACTATTTTTTCAAAATTAATATCTCCCCAAGCATTGAATGTACCACCTTCTTCTACAGAGTCTAATATACCCTCTGCAATGTTAATTTCTTCTCCATCATCGTCTGTAGTCATTCCAGCTACCATACTTATAGGGATTACTTTTCCACCATAAACAGGCAACCAACCTTTTACTTTAACTCTACCAGTTTCATTTTCATCTTTGTCTAACTCTTCTTCAACTGTTGTAACATATATCTCTACATCAAATTCTGCCTTGTATTTATCTTCAGTTATTGAATTGTCAATTGTTACATTGCCGTAACCTAAATCTATTTTATTTGTTGTTGCTACTTCATCTCCCTCTTTTTTCTTATAAGTATCTTCTTTAAATTGAGGTGTAAAGTCACCACTTCCTTGAATTCTAACTTTTGTAACCACTTCATCCTCTTTTGCATTTGCCATTGTCTTATTGGTTTCATCTAAAATTGATTTTAGAACATCAAAGGTTTTATTGTTTTTCCCCTTACTAGTTTTTTCAGCCACAAATACATTAACTTCTACTTCCTTAAATTCTCCTGCTTTAACTACAAAAGATCCATTTATTGATGTTTGACTCTTTCCTTCTTTGTCCTTACCTTCAAACTTAGATAGTTTGTGTTCTTTGATTGCTCCTACAATTGTTAATGCGTTTTTACCTTGTCTTAATTCGTTAGCCATAATATTTCTCTCCTTCTGACGTTGGACGTCACCCTTATAATTTGTTTGTTTTTATATAATTTATTATTTACGCATTTTAACTTCTCGAGTTAAACTTAATGCAATTTAAACTAATTTTGATATTCTATATTTTATTAAGTCCTTATAAAATTATTCTTTTAACTGCTTTTTCAATTTTGAAACGCCCTGTTTAAGCCATTCTTGTTTTTAGAATTTCTTAAATCTTGTCCATTTTTTCTAATTTCCTCTATAATTCATTTTAAGTTGTAATTTCTAATATTTTCAGTTTTTAATGATTTAAAGCGATTATAGAGTGAATTATTGTTTTAGAAAGTTTTAATTTCTAACAATCTACTAACTGCAACTCTAATTCCTTCTTCTCTATTATATTCATCATTTGGGTTACATGTAGCTATTCCCACTTTTCCATCCATAGTTTTAGCAATAGTTTTATTTCCATCTATATGAATAGCTATATTGAAAGACTCTTTTCTAGGTGCTAATTTCTTTCCGAATATATCTTGTTCCTTATCTGTTATCTTATATAGTTTAATATTATCACTCTCTGCTACTGTGTATATTTTTCTTAATTTGTCATACATTGTAGTTGAATATGTACAAGGTAAAAACTCAAGATAATCTATTTTGCAATAGTCATTTAAAATTCCTATTAAATTTAATACTCTGTCATTATCTTCACTCCAGTTATCTCCATCTCCACATAATATAACTTTATCTAATGAATTACATCTTGCTAAAACTTCTCCAACTGCTAATTTAAGCCCCGATGAAATATATGTACCACCTGATTCTGAATTATTTAGTATGTCATCAATGTCTGAAAATTTACCTACAGTTGTGTGTTTTATAACTTTTACATTTTTATATAGATTATTGTAATAATCGTAAACCTTTTTGTAATAAGCTTGCTTTTCATTGTCTATGCTCCCACTCATGTCATAACTAATAAATGCAGTTCCCTCAATTTTGTTCATATTCATCTTTCATTTCTCCTTTATTATATATATTTTATTATTTAAGCTTTTTAAATTTGCTTAAAAGAGTAGGTTAAGTTTAGCCATCTTAACTCTTACACCCTCCGATATTAATAAGTACCAGTCATTAATATCTAGCCATTATTGGAGGCGATAAACTCCATGAAATTCGTTAGAGTATTTCTACTCTTTTAAGCAAACTGTTTTTTATATGTATTCTTTACTTACTTGTTACTACTTTCTTAGTTTAACATTATCTACTAATTAAGTCAAGCTTATTTTATATATTTTATCATTTGATTTATATTGTAGAAAGAGACTTAATTATCTCTTTCTAACTGTTAGCCTTAAAATTATATAATGGTTTAATAATATCTACTATATTAACAGTATCTTGAATATTATCAATTATTTCTTGCATAGGTTTATATGCCATTGGACTTTCATCAACTGTAGATTGACATACTGAAGTAGTCCATATATCTTTCATGCTATCTTGAAATTCTTCTAATGTAACTTTCTCATTAGCTTTACTTCTTGACAATATACGTCCAGCTCCATGAGGTGCAGAATTATTCCAATCTTCATTTCCTTTACCTATACAAATTAAACTTCCATCTCTCATATTGATAGGTATAATAACTTTTTCATCTTTATTAGCAGATATTGCACCTTTTCTTAATATTTTAGTTTCTACATCAATATAATTATGAATAGTAGTAAATGATTCAACTTCATATAAATTCATGTTCTTTAATATTTCAGTTGCCATTGCTATTCTATTTAATTCAGCATAGTATTGAGTTATTTTCATATCATTTAGATAATTACTTAAATCTTCTCCTTCAATATATGCTAATTGTTTATTAATTTTAGTAGTTGGAATTTTAGCTAATTCAGATTTAATATCCTTTTCTCTTCCTTCTGATTTAAGCTTATTGATTAATTTTTCTCTTGATTCTCTATTCTCTGTTAGTTTCTTATATCCTAACTCTTGATAATGTTCTGCTACTTGTTTTCCTAAATATCTTGATCCACTATGAATTACTAAATATAAGTTATCCTGTTCGTCTTTATCAACTTCTATAAAGTGATTTCCACCACCTAAAGTTCCTATACTTTTTAATGCTCTATCATCATTTATATACTTGAAACATTTTAGTTCTTTTAAATTAATTTTATCAACTAGCTTATGTTCTGCTTTTCTTATGTTTTGACCACTAGGAACATATTTTCTAATTGTGTCATCTAGTTTTTGAAAATCTATTTCTTTCTCTTTTAGCTTAATAGTATACATTCCACATCCAATATCTACTCCTACAAGATTAGGAACAATTTTATCTTGAATTGTCATTGTAGTTCCTATAGTACATCCTGCACCAGCGTGTGTATCAGGCATAATTCTAATTTTTGAATCTTTAACAAATTCTTGACTACACAATTCTATTATTTGACTAATTGCAGTTTGTTCTACATTATCAGTAAAAACTTTTGCAGTATTATATTTACCATTTAATTCAATCATCTATATCACCTCTGTATTTATTATAATTTGTTTAGTTATGTATTTAAGTTTTATTTATTAACTATTCTTAGTTTAGCATCATTTACCAAACTTGTCAACCTTATTTTATATATTTTATCATTTTCGATAAAACAGACTATTTATATACTTATGTATTGTGTTGACTTGGAAACTCAACCACTATTTGTATTTTAGCATATTGAAATTTCCTTGTCAACTCTTATTTTATATAATTTGTTTTATTTATCTGATTTCTCATTCTTTACTATGCTAAACATATCTTCAATGTTATTTAATATATCATATCTTTGAACTGAAACTGAACTTCTAGCGAAATGTTTCTTTACTAGATCAATATACATTGTAAATTGTCCATCATCACCCATATAAAATTCATTCCAACCTTTATTTGTGAATATTCTTCTAACATCAATTTGTTTAATAGCTAGGTTATCAAAACTAACCACTTTAAATCCTTTAATAATATCACATATACTATCATATATAATTTGTTTATTGCTTTCTACAACAGGGGAATAGTAATCTTTCCCACGTCTGAAGACTTTGTATCCTAGAATTAGTAATTTTAAATTGTTGTCATATAATTTTTGTAAGTCTTCTATTGGTACAATTCCATTTATTACATGAATTACTGCATTAGGATATTGTTTAATCAATTCAACAAATTCATCAGTTGGAGATATTAATGAAACTCCTAATCCTTTGATTAAATCATTATCTACGATATACTTAATTGTATCTTTACTAGATATAAAATGCTTTTGATTTATTGTTATATTTGCAATAATATTTTTGGATTTAAGCACTTTTAAAAATTCAATTAAATTTGGATGAGTTAATACATTTCCACCACCTAGAGCAAGTTCTGTATAAGGTTTCAAAGTATTTATAAATTCTGAATTTAAGACATCTCCATGCAATCCATCAATAGTTGAGTCTTCATGACAATATTTACAACCCATATCACATTGATTTGTTATTTTTAAATCTATACATTCTGGAAAAGCTGATATAAATTCATTATCTTCTGTCTCTCTAATCTTTGTCCCATTTTCTAAGTTGAATTTAACTGTATAGTTTCCATTTTCATATTTAACCCATTTATTATTCATTATAAATCCCTCTATTCTATTTTATTTATTTATGTATTTTAACCTTCATAGCCATATTTACCAAAAGCCACAACTTCATCACCACTTTTTGACGTATATCTAGTTGTAAAAGTTTCTAAATATTCATCATTAAAGTATTCTTTATTTGTTTTAAAACAATAATCTTCTAAAAGTTCATTGACTACATCTTCATTGTCAAAATCTTTATCTGGATAATCTTCTTTTAATTCTTTGATAGCTTGCTCTTTTGTAACAAGGTCATCTCCTTCATCTATTAAGTATTCTCCATTCTTCCACGCTTCATAATCCTCTTTTGATACCAAAGTTAAACTATGAGTTGAACTACTATTTGTTTCAAATACATTAAGTCTTACTGATTTTAACATTTTAATTCCTCCTTTAATTGCCCTTATAATATTCTTCATGATCATAGTCTACATTAATTTCTACATCTGAATCAGCGTTATCATTTCCAGTTAATATAAAACTTTCAGATGAGAATAAGAATCTCATAATTTTATCTTCATCATTGCATATGTCTAGAAAATCATATATTTCTCCTGAATGGTCAATGTAACCATTGTTCAAGTATCTATATTCGTCATCAAAATTTGGTTCTTCAAATTCATATTCTATACCATTATTATTTAATGCATTTTTAACTGATTCTAAGCAATCCATTTTACCATCACAAACTAATATTGCAGTATATAAATATGAAGCTTTTTCTGAAGGACTATCTAAAGTGTTTTCCTCCCAACCAAATTCTCCTATTGAAAAATTAAGTGATTCTTGTTTTTGATCTAGAATATTATTTTTTGTTACACATAATGAATGTGTACTACTTGAATTGGTTTCAAATACATTTCTTCTAATTGACTGTTTCATTATTATCTCTCCTTTATTATATGTATTTTATTAAGTATATAATATACTTTGTTTAGCATCCATGAGTATTAGTTACTCAACAAAACATATTAATTATAATTTATTTTAGTTTACATAAAACATACCTTTTACCAACTTATTACATTTTTAAAATGTGGCTATCACTAGCCTGTAGCTTTTCAATATTTGTGACTTTCTTATATATAAGTGGTAAAGTTGTTGTTCTCTACCACTTATTTTAGTATAATTTATTTACTATCCAACGTCAACCATTTTATATATTTTGTTTATATAATATCTCCTACATTAACTTGTATTCTATCATTAGTATTTAATTGCTTGAAGTATTTCTTATGTAATTCTTTTTTAATATAATCCTTAGTAGTTAATGATGATGGTATTTTTATATGTATTGGAAAACTGTTTTCAACACATATTGCATCAATAGTTGTATCTCCATTAATTCTCCTTTCCATTGATATTCCTGTTATTTCAAATTGTAATTCATTCATTTTTATTCTCTCCTTTATTTATTATATTTTATTGTTTGGTACATTCTTAGTTTACTACCAAAATTTATATAAGTCAATACTTTTATTTTATATATTTTGTTTTTATATGATTTCTTTAACTTCAATTCCCTTTTCTTTAAATATCTCAGCTAATAAATATCTATGACAATTATCTATAGACTTCTCATAGCAATATAAAGTAATATCATGCCCTAAAATTAGTCTAGTACAAATACTGCTGATATCAAATTGAGCCTGTTCTGAATTCTTAATTTCATTATTATATCTTTCAGTATATTCGTTCCAAGATATGCCTTTATACTTATAATCATTTAATAGTTCCTTACTAGGTGCTAAACTTGTACACCATGCAAATAATTCATTACTATTTAACCACTTAGGATTAAACCTAGCTATAGATATTTTATCACCTATCCCCTTTTTAAATTTAGCAAAATAACTTGTATATAATATTCCTTGATTCATAATTCAACACTCCTCCTATTTTTTACTATTCCATCTACTTAAAAATCTTCAATTTCCCATTCATCTTTTAACTTTAGTATATCTTTAATAGCTTTAGAATTATTATTCAAAAACTTTTTAGCATATTTATCAGCAGATTTTTCATTTGTATCTCCAGTAAGTAAAATCTCATCCCTATGTTTTAATTCATGCAATAAAACACCTATTCCATATAACCTTTTATCCTCAATATTACCCTCTAGGTTATAAAGTTTTAATATAATACTATCTGTATTCTCATTATAAGAGCCTTCACAATTATAGTTTAAAAAGAAACGGATATAATCCAATAGTGATCTAGATTTACTGATATCTGTTTTCTTTTCTAGCACAATTAATTTAATTTTATCTAGCTTAGTAAATTTAGTCAATTTTAATACTTTTTCTATTTGTTTATTAGTTATTATCTTTTGATTATTAATTATTTTCATAGATTCAACTCCTATTTATATGAGTAAAATATGAAAGTGTAAGAGATATTGTATTTAACATCATTATAATAACTAACTCTTTACCAGTTATTTCTTGCTTACTAATAAAAAATTTGTAAATCATGATTATACTTTGAGTCAACATTGAGATACATAAAACTATCTCAAATATAACATTTAAAATTAATAACCAATCCATAAATATCACCTCAAGGTATATTATAACCAAAAAATTATAAATATATTTATAATTTTATCTTAGCCACATATTATCATTACTTGGAGATAATTGCCCACCTGTGCAATTTGTATCTTTTAAATTCCAATTTCTTGATTCTTCTGTTGATTTTTGTAATTCCTCTAAATGTTCTTTTTATTTCTTATTTATCATTTTAAATAATTCTTTTTCTATCAATTCTCTATTACTTTCGTCCTTTTTTATCAATAAATTTATTATTTTCATTGTAAAATCAAACATGTATTTTTAACAATTCTTTTTTAACATCCATAACATTTCTTCCTTTCTATTTTATGATTAACTCCTTATCCATGTCACCATTCCATAATATCACTCCTTTACAGTTAATCATATCCTTTTAAAAGACATCTTTTAACAAGACATAATTATAGAATTACCTTTTCCAACATGTCTAATTCAATAATTTCATAATCTCTATAACCATAATTATTTAACACATATTCTCTAATTATATCGTCATCATCTGCTCCATTAGGTCTATCTATTTGTTCTACTTTAATTCTAATATTATCTACATATTCTCTATTGCCAAATACTATACAATAATCACGATATACTTTACTTTCGTATGTATTATCACTCATAATTTCCTTAAGCAATAAATCCAATTTTTCTTCATCGTCAGTGCTTAATTTATATTTTTGAGTGATATCATCTAGACTCTTTTGACATTCTTGTTTTATATGTTCAAATAACTCATCTATATTATCAAATTCCATATCATTACACCTCACTATTTAATAAATTAATAATTTCTAATACTTTAGTTCTTGCAGACATTTCGGTTAATTTAGTATGAAAATCATACTCCCTATCCTCTAAGACACATAAGACTTCAATCCAACCAAGACCACCACGCTCAGCTAGTCGTTTCAACGTTTGGGTATGGTTTCTAATTGCTTGTGTTTCATGTAGTTTTATTATATCTAATGGGATATACTCTTTTGGTTTTGAACCTAGTATTGGAAATTTATTTTCCATCTTACTTCACCCCTTTCTACATTCCACTAAGCAACATTTCAAACAACATCTTGTGGTCTTTGATTATCTCATTAAATAACTCCTCATCATAATGAACTATAGAATCATAACTTCTTTCAAATGCTCTTTGTCCTTTTCTTCCAATAATTAAATAATATCCTGCTCTTTTTCTTAAAGTTATATCTAAATCTTCCATACCATATTCTCTAGAATTCTTATGATAGTAACATTCAACTCTATTCCAATTAGTACAATCTCCATGTACTGAATATGTATTGGTTTTATCTTTTCTTCTTTTATCAAGTTTTTTAATTCCCAATCTTTTCATATAATTTTTAAATACTTCTGCTAATTCTTTTGTATCATAATAATCTAATATCTTAAATATATCATCTTTATTGATTTTCTCCATACTTCTATATCCTTTCATCATATTCTTTAATAAAAATATCTTTTAACTATTCCTCATCATCTTTATCATAGTTCTCTAAATATTTATTATAGAACTCATTTATAATTCTATGAGGTTGTTCTATTTGTATTTGTCCACCAGCACCAGTTTGAGGAAACCAATACTTTCTAGTCATTCCTAATACTGATGAAATAGATAATATTGCACTTATTGAATCTTTATTAACTTCATTTAAGCTTATTCTATCAAAAGTTTCCCAACTTCCAAATGACCTACTAAATCTTAAGTCAAACAACTCATCCTCTGAAATACCTGATTCAACTGCTTCTTTTAACCTTTTATCAAAGGTGATTGAATTATAATATTCCTCCACATATTTTTCTTTGCCTTCCCAAAGATCATCAATATCTTTTAGTTTATTAAAGAGTTCTTTATGTATTAATACATAGCCTACTTTTTCAATATTACCTCTTTCAACATATCTTACATAATTCTCGATATCAGTTTGGTTATCAGAGCCATATTGACTCACTTCTTCTAATATTTCTTCATTTTCTAATTTAGATTCTTTTTGAACTATTTCTTTGAATTGTTCTATATCTCCTGTAATATCATTAATACAACCATAGTCATCATATTCACCATATAATACTACTGGTAGTGGTTTAAAATAAGCATTTGAATAACAAGGACTTTCTCCTGTTAATTTTTCAATATAACTTCTCATTTTTACAGGAATTAATACTACTTCATCTCCATACATAATAGGTAATTGTGTTATTAAATCAGTTCCATTCCAACATCCCATTTATTATCATCTCTCTTTCTTATATTTTTGACTTTATATAATTTATCATTTCCAAGTAAAATACATTTTTTAATTGGATATCCAATGGCTAGAACTAAGCAATAGCCTCATTCTTGTTTATTTGTTTTATATAAATAATGAGTTTCTGATTGACTATTTCCACATTTACATACATAAGTAATTTCCACTATTGGAATTGTTTTATTATCTTTTTCTAGTGTCTTTTCAACTACTGACATTATATCAACACTCTCGCTACCACATATACAAACATGGTTTATTGTATTATCCATTTATACACCTCTTATTTATTAAAATTATTATCTATATATTCTTTTAATTTATTTGTAATAGCTTGCACTACATTCAAACTCATAGCATTTCCAGCTAATCTATAAGCTTGTGTATCACTTACTACTATTTTATATGTATCATCTAATCCTTGAAGTCTCATAGCTTCTCTTGGTGTCAATCTTCTCACGTTAGTTTTCTCAACTGGTTTATACTCTGTAGATATATAATTATCAGTATCAGCTCTATGCATTTTGTGCATTGTTGATGTTAAAGTTCTTGCTATAGGTAGATTGATTTCCATCTTACCACTAACCCAACCTTTTGTTCCGGGACTCATTATGCAATCATACATCTTTTGAGTTAAATAATACTTATCATCTACTGACTTATCTAATAAATCTTGCATTGTTAATTTTAATTCCACTGGTTTTGGAAACTCAAAATTAAATTCTCCTAAATCTTTTCTTTGACCAATTATATATATTCTTCGTCTTGTGTGTGGAATCCCATATTCCGATGTGTTTACAAGTTGATATTTAATATTATAGTTCTGTTCAAACGACTCTCTAACTACTTTCCAATCCTCACCATCATTAGAATTTAACAGGTTTTTTACATTTTCAAATATAAGCCATTTAGGTAATTTTTCATTTAATATTCTTAAATAATCAAAAAATAATTTACTTTCAGATCCTTCCAAGCCCTCAACTTGTTTATTCTCAGACCATGTTTTTCTCATAATACTAATGTTTTGACAAGGACTACCACCAATTAAGATATCAAAGTTAGGTAATGTTTTTTCGTTAATCTTTGTAATATCTCCATAATTAATTCTATTAGGGAAATTAGCATCATAATTTCTAATTGCGAAAGAATCAAATTCAGAATATCCAACATTTTCACAATCTATATTATCTAACGCAATACCTCCTATCCCTGTTCCTGCAAATAGTTCAAAATATTTTATTGTTTCTTTTATCATTTATATTCCTTCTTTCTATATTTTATTAATTTGTTTACTTTGAATAAAACTAATATTTTAATTATTCTGAATAAACTCAATAGATGATATTTCACTGGAATTAATAGCCACACCATTAAATTTATCATCATTAGAGTTCAATAACTCATAACATCCCCAGCTTATACTATTGGTTTTCATATCCTTGCAAATATAATCATTAATTAAATCTGAAATAGTCATATTTTTACCTATTGGTATATCAATATTTATTATATATTCTTTTGAATTTTTCATTATTACTTTAATATTTATTTTATTCATCATCCTTTTCCTCCTCAAAATCAATTTGAACTAATTCAATACCTTCATAACTTACATTGTGTTCCTTCTACGTTCTAAAATTCTGTCTAAAACGATTTGAATATTTTTTATATCATCTTCAGTAATATCATTCCAAATATCTTGATCCCAGTCTTCAAACATATTTTGATATTCATTTTCTATTGAATCTTCCAATATAGTTTTAGCATCTAAATTAGCTTGATATTGTTTAGTCGTATAAACTTCTGAATTTTTAATGCCACAGGATTTATTATCTGCTAATTCATTTAATAAGCCTTCTTTAGACATTACCCTTTCATTTACTAATAACATTTCATCATCTTTAATTTCTGATAATTTCATTATTCGTCCACCTCTTTATTATTTATTTCTTTTAAGATATTATTACATGTCAATCCATTAACAATATTACCAATGAAAACTATTCCTATTATAATTAATATTGTATCTAATATATTGTCTACTCCTCTATATCTAATTTAGTTATAGTTGGCATAACTTCTGCTTCACCATTAATTTTATTAAATTCTTCATTGATAATCCCTTGTATCTTTTCTAATACATTAATCAAATTATCTTCATTAGTTTTAATATCATATTCTAATTTAAAATGTGACTTTGGATTTTCTATTCGTTTATTTTCTAACATTATTATTTCATCTCACTTTCTAACTTATCTAAGACTGAAATTAATTTATTCTTGTTTTGCAATCCTACTAATACAGTACAAACATTGTCTTTTATATTTGCTTTAGTATGTTTATATTCTTCATCCTTGTCCATATTTTTAAATACCTTAGATAACTCAGTTATAACGTCATACATGCTTTTCATTGTACCATTGTTATTATATAAAGCCACACCAACCTTTTGTAGAGTATCTTGAACTTTCATTTCATCAAGTAATTTAAGTTTCTCTAAAGATTCACAAAGCACATCAATATTTCCTTCAAATACGGATAATTTATCTAGTGGTTTCATTTCTGTTATGTATCTTGGTCTAAAAATATGTAATCCCATATATGACTTAACCACAATTTGTTGTGGTGTGAAGTTTACTATTAACCCTTTTTTAATATAATATTTATCTCTTGTGTCATTCTCATAAGATATTTGATAACTTTGTCCTTCTTTTATTCCATATTGCTTTTCTAAAAAATTCATTTTTACTTCTCCTTTATATTTTATTTTCAAACATTAATTATACCTCCTATTTGTATACTGTTCCTTCAAAGTTATATTCATCATCATTATCATTTGATTCTATTATATTCCCAATCTCTTCATCGAATTTTAACATATATATTCCATCTATTAATACACTTTTATCTGATATTTTCTTTATAGTATTACAGGTAATCCATGCATATCCCGTATATTCCCATCCGTTTTGACTGATTTCTATTTTATATCTTTTCATAATTTATTCTCCTTTAATTTATTTTTTGCTCAATCCTATTGTTGAAATTCTTCCACCTATTCCATTTAAATACCATCCAAAATATCGGTTAACTACTTCTAAAATGATGTTCATTTGTTTATATGTGTCAATTTTCATTTGAAGCAATATATCATCAATTATGTTTTCATCTTCTATTCTTACCCAATCATCATCTAGTGCATATTTATTTAATATATTAATATAGAATTGTTCATTGTTTTTAACCTTTTTTCTAAAATCTTCATCTTTATTCTTGTTAACTTCATAGTCTTTTCCAAACAAACTTTCTAATACAGAATTCATTAATATTCACTCCTTAATCTAACACTAACCATTGACCTTCTAATTCTTCAAAATCAATATATTTATATGGAAGTATTCCTGATATACATTTAATCTTTCCATTTTCCTTTTTATATTCATAGGCTTTATAACTTTTTATTACTTTACCTTCTTCTAGAGATTTAAATGCTTCAGTTGTATTTACTGGTTTTGCTATTGGTATAAATATCCCATTGATTAAGAAATCATACGGTTTCATAAAAACATCTTTAGGATGACATTTCCAATCTATATGTTTACATTCCTTAACTCCTGTAAGACTTCTATAAATTACCATTGTATTGTTTTCTATTTGCTCTCCATTAAAAATAACTTTGAATTCAGTTCCTATAGGCATTTTCATAGCCTCTATTATATTTAACTTTTTGTTCATTTAATTCACTCCTTTTACTTTTCACTTAAAATTTCCATTTTATTGAATTAATTCTGCCAATTCCTTGATAATTTTCTTTAGTCTTTGTGTTTCTTTCTTCAACTCAACTTCTTTCCCAGTAAGCTCTGATATTACTACATTTGCATTTTTAATACCTATTTCATGTCTTCTTATAATTTCTTTTAACTCGTCTTCTTTACTAACATATTCCATTGCTTGATATTCTAATTCCGATATGTAGGATTTTTGTTTATATATATCGTCCTTTAACTCTTCTATATAATCCCTTAACCCTTTATTTGCATTGATTAAATTTTCATTATCTTTTTGAAGTTTGAAACATTCTAATTCATAATCCGTTCCAGCAGGATATTGATTGCCACATATTTTGCTATCTGTACATTTTCCATTTTTATTATTAGGGCATTTTTCACTTTCTTGATAACATATTTTATTTGCATTATTCATTTTAACACCTCTTATTATATATTTATTTTATTTATATGTATTATTAATTCTTTTTATTTCATCACTAAATGCTAGATCCGACCAAGGACGTGCATAGAATAAAACGCTCCATTCTCTGTTCTGCAATAACACATCCCATTCCTTAATTAGCATTTCATCTGTCATATTCTTAGTCCAGCCTATTCCGTTATACGAATCGTGGCTCTCTACATAAGTGACCATCTTGGCTTTATTACTACTCCATGCATTTGTAATAACATTTATGTACTTATTATATCTATCTAATAATTTGCTATCAGCAAATATAACTTCCGAATAATTAAATAGATTTTCTTTATTATTTAAGTTGTCCATTACTCTTATCCAAAAATTAGAATTTTCTTCAGGCAAAGCAATGCTTTTCCCAGAGTCGAAACGTAATCCTTCACAACCACAATCAATAAGTTCATTTAAAAACTTAATAATCAAATTTTGAATATCATATCTTTCTAGTCTCAAAGTAGGTAATCCATCACAATATCGCAAAACTTGACCACATCTATCATCCCAGTTATCAATTGTTTTAAATTCTCTCCAAAATTCAGGGTTGCTTGTTAGTCTTTGATCTACTTTTTCATGTGGCTTTAATTCACCTGTGTCCAATGAGGCTACGTGATTAACTACTACGTCACAAATAATTTTTATATTATATTTTTTAGCTTCTATACAAAGATTTATTAAATCTTCTTTAGTTCCTATCTTATTTCCTATTTTATAAGAATACGGTTGAAATAGTTGCCACCAATATGTATTTTCGCCTTCGTATTTACAAGGTTGAAGTGGGCTGATTTGAATAAATGAATAGCCACAATCTTGGATTCTTTTTAATTGAGGTATAATTGATTTTAACTCCCATTGTAATAAATGTAATCCGATTTGCCTACTCATCATATTCACCTCTTATCATCTTGTTAAGTATCATTACATACCTATCAATTGTATTTACTTTTTCTAAATATTCTGGCATTCCTATGTATTCTAGCCCATTATTTTGACAATAAATATCTTTTTCAATATTAGGATTAATTCCATATTCCTTATCTTGATATAGTTCTGCTAATTTATCATATGTATTCGCTATATTTAAGTTATTCTCCTTGCAATAGTCCTCAATTAACTTTATTAATACACTTGCATTCATTATTTTCTATCTCCTTATATTTTTATTTTTTTATCACATCTCCTTTGTTTTAACTTTTGTATCTTTATTTTTAATTTATCTTATTGTATTGATCATATTAATTCTTCAATCTATTCCTAATATTTTTCAAATCTGAACTATTATATTTATTTGAATCTTTATAATTTATAATAGTTTCTAGTATATTTGCAAAATCTATAAATTCTTTACTTCCAATTACTGTTATAGGCATATCTTTATTTCTATTCTTATAATATGATTTTTCTGCATTCTTAATTGATTGTCTTAAATCAGAATCTACTTTATCTACATTTTGTTTATCTTCTTCAGCTTTAGCATCATATGTAGTTTTTGTAACATTCTCTAATGGCTTAGAGTTAAACCAATTATCTTGTTTTTGATTAACTCTTAATAAATTCTTATCTGTAAATTCTGGACAGTTTGGATTAGGTTTAAATAAATCCCACTTCTTATTTAGTTCATTGAACTCCTTTATGTATTGATCATACTTTTCTTTTAATCCACAAACTCTGTCATGAATACATTCTTTGCAATTGCACATTTTAAATCTTTCCTTTCTTATTAATATTCTCTTTAATTTATCTAGTCCTTATTATTATATTACAACTTGTGGAATATGTTGTCAATAGTTATTTTTATTTTATTAAATATCATCCATATTATAATTATCTCGAATATAATCTATTAAATTATTAAGAGTTTCCTCAACATATTTATCATCTCTTATAATAGGATGAATTTTAGCCATACATGAACCTTTAGCCCCATCTGCCATATATTTCTTATAGTTGAAATCTATCCATATTAAAGGTATCCTAGTTAAGTTTTTAGTAAATAGTCTTTCAAATAATTTTAGTTTCATTACTATATCTCCTTTTCTTAATTTTCAAATATTTTAAATTCGCTTTTTATAAATAATGAATCATACCACATATCTGCTTTTAAATCATTTTTATAAATTTCTCTATATGTCTCAACATGTTCCATAGCAGAAGCCTCATTATCATATGCCAATATATCATCTATTATATCTGAACCGAAATTTTTAACTTTTATTATAAATATTTTATCCATGTTAATTATCTTCTCCTTCCAATTTGTAAAATGCTTTCACATTCAAGTTTATATCATCTAAAATTTGTTTTATTTCTTCTATATATGCTTCATTTAAAGTAGATAAATAATAACTCATATAAGTTATTAACTTTTCTTTATTATTAACAATTGATTCATGAATTTGATTCTCATTCATTTATCATCATCTCCTTCTTTATAAAATCATCACACGTAAAGCCCCAACCACATGTACATTTATATAAGTTACATTGTCCATCTTCGGTATAATGATTATATTTATCTTCTATGTAATAATTGCAATCAGTACATTGACCATTAAAATTTCTTAATGGTTGTGATACCCATAATCCATCATGAGTTTTAATTAATTTAATATCTGTTTTGTTAGGTAATGGATGTTCCTTTAGCCATTTGATTTGTTCTTGTATTTCTTCTTTAGTAGGATGAAATGTTTTCCTAAAATTTGCAAACACATTAACACCTCCTAATATTATTGTTTATAATTTATCCTTGTAAAATTAAATTTTTATTCAAACTCTCTCTATATATTTAATTTATTTATATTTTAATATATAGAGAAATGATTTATTATTCCTCTATATATTTCCATATTAATTTAAATTCAATTCCATTATCTAGTATAATCTTACCTGCTGATTGATTTTTTCCTTGGCAACAAGCAGATATATTTCCTACATCAACTTTATAAAATCTACTAGCTTGCCTTACAGATTCAAATTCTTTATCTGTTGTAATGCACTTAATTTTTACTTTGCTCCATTTTCCTTCTATGTTGTTTTTTCTTATTACTTCTAAATTCCCTAATTCATTATCTTCACTATTGTTATTCTTATGCTTTATAATGAGATTGTTGTCATTATAATTAAAATTTGCATGAAAGGATTTATAAATCACCCTAGCTAAAGAATGGTCTTTTTTGATGCCATTCTTTGATAAGCACACCTTGATGTTTTTTGTTTTATCTATTTTAGTTTTTAATGGTTTTCCCTTTGTGATATATTCTATTCCATGTTTTGTTATTGTAATTCTATCCAAACTCTTAATGTTGCCCATATTACTTACTTGATACAATCCTTCATATTCAAATACATCTCTCCATATTTCATCCTTAATAATTCTTGAACTATATAAATTATCAAGTTTGTTGTTTTGTTTATTTTCATCTTTATGAAAAATTAATATACTTCTATCTTTTTCATTGAAACTTGGATTAAAGGCTTTATAAACCAATCTTCCCAACATGTAGATTTTTCCTTTTTTATCTTTAGTTATTCTTATAATTACATTTCCATTTTTTATTATTGTAGGTTTTATTAACTGTATTTTTAATCCACGTTTTCCCAACCGTTTGACTCTGCCTAAATTACTAACCTGATAAAGCCCCTTATATCCTTTTATATCTTCCCATTCTTCATCTTTCCATTGTAATTCATATTCTTTTTCATTATCACAATTAAAATTTGGATTAAATGCTTTTTCGATAATTCTATCTAATGAATATAAAATGGTCACTCCATCCTTAGATAAATTTACCATAACAGTACCGTTTTTATTAATATGTTTTTTTACTTTTTTACCTTTTCTCAATACAAAACTACTACTATTCCTAATATATCTATCTAAACTTTTTATTTCACCAGATTTATTAACTTGATAATATCCCTCAAATCCATCTACATCCATCCATGTTTCATCATTTGATTGTTTTATGTGTTGAGTTTCTGTTATATTAATAGCAATCAAATTATCAATTCTATTGTTATTTTTATTATTATCTTTATGTGATATTATAAAATTTTTATCATAAAAATCGAAATCTGGATTAAAAGCTTTATATCCTAGTCTAGCCACTAAATGCCCTTTTCTTATTCCATCTTTAGATAGATTGATTTTTTCAGAACCTTCCTTATTCTTTGCCGTTTTTATTAACTTACCTTTTGTTAGCATTCTAATACCACTACTCTTAATAGTGTATCTATCTAAACT